TACACCGGAGATTCCGAGTACTTTAACGACCTTGATGGTCGCGTTAGTCGTTGACAACTATAGGTTTTAGCCACTAATATGTGGCAGTGAACGAAGATACTGACCTTCTAACCATAGAGTCATTTCTGTCGGATTACCGAGAGCGCGACTGGATCAAAGATGCAGCGTGCAGAGGTATGGACACTAATATCTTTTTCCCTGAGAGAGGCGACACGGCCTCTGTTCGTCTTGCTAAGTCCATCTGTAATGGCTGTAAGGTACAACAACAGTGCCGCACTTACGGAGATATGGAGAGATTCGGGTTCTGGGGTGGAGAAAGTGTCAGGGGACGTGCCAGAGACCGTAGACAGGCGATTAGGTAATACGTATTGATGTAACCTTGCCCGCATGGGTAAGAAGCGCCGACAAGAACCTAAATCATCTATCGTCGCTGTCGTCTGGCACGACGCTCACGATGACGGATCAGCCTCATGGGTAGAGCAATCTCAGATTGACCCCGACCCGTACATGGTTGTCTCCGTAGGCATACTGTTACCGGCCAGTACTAAGCCCAATCACGTATCTATAGCGCGCAGTATTGCTGACGTCTATTTAGACCACATTCTCCATATACCTACGGGAATGGTTCAAAGTGTGACCGTTCTCGGATGTTTAGAGGATGTCAGCGCTCAGGGATAAAGACTTCGGAACCGACAAGTTCCTCTGCCAACTTCCCACCATTCCAGAGTAGGTACTTGTCAATGAACTGGTGGACCATGTGACCCTTGTACATACGAGAGATCAACTCTGCGGTGGTCTCCCCTTCCTGCACGATGGTGGTTCGACCTCTGACGTTGATCACCCTGATGATGTCTCCGACTTCCCACCGACAATCTGGATTGGCCTTCAACAGTGCTGTGTACATCCGAACATCGTTGTAGACCTTTCTGGCAACGTCCTGTGCGGTTTCCCCCGGACCTAGGATATAGAGACCGGTGTTGACGTGAGAAATCATCTACTTACTCCTTGTTCTGGAAAGTACAGGCGACCATCGGGAGCCTGCCTTTGGGGGGCGACTCGCTACGCTCGTCGCAGTTGACAGCAGTGGGGGAAACTCCCCCTTCCCTTCTATCAGTTTCCAGTTTAGCAACCTTGTCAAGTACCCTCTCCAAACTTCTTCCAGAAGCGAACGGAATCCGCCCCGAGAAGATGTCGCCATCGGTAATAATAGTTACACCCGTCCGAGGAGGGCCGCATGGCAAAGAAGACCAAGATCGACTATACGGTTGACAGGGGCGAACTCTGGGAGAGACTCGTAGTCCTGAAAGACCGCCGTACGCACCGTAAGCGTGTCCCCACCGAAGTGTCAGCATCTGTGAAGGTTGGAGACACCGTGTACGTCCTCCCCACTGAGATTACGTCAGAGGGTGCCGTGCTTCTCACGATGTCGGCTGAAAACACAGAGTGGCTCCCGGCAGGTACGTACGACTGGGACATGGTCGCTACTGTCAGCCGCTCAGCCCTGTTGACCTCCACGCCCCTCTCAGAGATGCTGGTCGTCTACGGTTCCTTGACCGTACAGACGTTCGATAACCTTACCCCTATGGACTCAGACGGACAGACGACCGCATTGGTGGCTCGCGCATGAACTGGCTAGGAGTCCTCGCTACGGTGCTTGCCCCCGGTGGGTTGTTGGCCATTCTCATTGAAAAGACCCGTCGTGAGAACAACCGTGACCACAACCGTAACAGCGAGTTGCTCCACAAGATCGATGAGAAGATTGATAAGATTGACGAACGGGTAGACGACCACATCAAATGGCATTTGGATAGGTAATGGCTAGAAAAACAGTAAAAGGTCTAGTATACGAACAGGCCAGAGACGCACGCGGAAGGTTCACCGGTGGGTGGAGCGGTCGTGTTGGTGGCATCACCGAGCCTGAGTATCCGTCTTCTACTCGTGTGCAGTACGTGCGTTACGATTTTGATGAGGAGAAGTTGGCTGTCAAGTTCTTCAAGTTGGGGCGCAACCTAGGTCTGTGTTACGTGTACGAGAATGTGCCTCCCCCCGTGTATCAACAGTTCGTCACCTCTGGGTCTCTCGGTCAGTACATCAACTCTACTCTGAACCAGTTTGCGTATCATCCAGCAGATGATGATGAGTTGCAGAAGTATTTCTACGGTGACCGTTATGGAAGCCCCGATCCAGCAGGTCTGCGCGCACGCTGGTAAGGTATAGCCATGATCGTGTGGCTAGCAATACTCGCATGTCTCATCGTTGGGAGTTACTTCCTATTTAGAGACACCATGAATAAGATTCAGTACGTACAAGCCCTGCGTGTGTACTGGATCACCCGCAACGTGGGCGGTAAGGGAGTTCCCGTGGTTTCTACCGCCTTTATGCGTCAGACAGCAGAGCCGTGGTGGCAAGGTCGTGGCGTACAGTTCAGAGCCGGTAAGTACACCTTTCAGATCGGCGTGTTACTGCGTAAGGCAAACAGCCTGCTAGAGCAGGTCGGTGGACGTGATCTGGAAGCAGACGCCAAAGAGATTAGGACATGGTGATGGAGGACGTAGCCCTCAGGAAAATTGATATGCGTTACATGAAACGCGCCGAGAAGGTACCTACCTCAGATGTAGGTGAGCACCTAGATTCCATTGCCATTTCGCTGCACCGTGCCCTTGATTCTTGGCGGCACAGTGACGGGTCAATCGAAGATGTGACACTATGTGTTGACGCACTTGTAGCGCTGTGGTCTGTTGTGGAGTCTCGCGTATCCGTATGATACGCTAGCCGTATATGGACACAGTTGCTGAGGAGCAAGACGAGTACGTCTCTACTGAGTATGCTGACGCCCTTGAAGAGATTGAAGTCGAACTAGACGAGACAACGGCAGAGTTTGTCGATGATCTAGTCAACAAACTTCTCGTATTCATCCAGACCTTCTGTGATACGGAGTTCTTCCCTTACCAGATTCCTATCGCCCACAGCATTGTTGAGTCGATTGTCCTAGGTGATGGTGAGGAGAAAACCCTTATCGCTACCCGTCAGTCAGGTAAGTCAGAGGTCATCTCTAACATCATCGCCGGTTTGATGGTCATCCTCCCTCGTCTGTCTAACGTCTATCCGACGTGGCTGAAGAAGTTTGAGAAAGGCTTCTGGGTCGGAGTGTTCGCCCCCACTGAAGATCAGGCAGAAACAGTATTCGGACGTGTGGTTAGCAAGTTGACGAGCGATCACGCCACTGAGTTCTTGTTGGACCCAGAGATCAACGATAAGGCAACGGCGGGAGGTACCCGTGGTAAGGGCAAGATCATCACACTGAAAAAGTCTGGCTCAATCTGCCGTATGCAGACCTGTAACCCCAAAGCCAAGATCGAATCGAAGACGTACCACTTCGCCTTCATTGACGAGGCTCAGGAAGCCGACGAGACCATGATCGCTAAGTCGATCAAGCCGATGCTTGCGTGGAACAACGGAAGTATCGTCCTCGGCGGTACGGCCCAGCGTTACAAGTCGTACTTCTATAACGCCATCCAGTACAACAAGCGTCGTGACATCAACAGCCGCACTCACAAGATTCACCATCATGAGTACGACTGGCGTACGGCGGCGAAGTACAACAAGAACTATTCGGACTTCATCGCCAAGGAGAAGTTGCGTATCGGTGAGGACTCCGATGAGTTCCAGATGTCGTACTGCAACAGGTGGATGTTGGAAAAGGGCATGTTCGTCTCTGAGGAGAGATTGGACCGTTTGTACGACCCCGGTATGCCTTTGGTAGCGGAATGGTGGAAGACACCCATCGTTGTAGGCATCGATGTGGCGCGCACAAATGACAGCACTGTAATTACACCCGTGTGGGTCGACTGGGATCACCCGGACCCATTCGGTTTCTACGAGCATCGTGTGTTGAACTGGCACGAGATCAATAACGTGGAGTGGGAGTCTCAGTATTTTGAAATCATCGACTTCTTACGCAACTACGACGTCTACCGCATCGGGGTGGACGCCCAAGGTGTTGGTGGGGCGGTTGCGGAACGTCTACAGATTCTTATGCCACAGATTGAGGTAATGGCAGTATCGTCAGATGCTAAGGCTCAGAACGAACGCTGGACTCACCTCACTCAGTTGATTCAGCGGGAACAGTTGATTGTCCCCGGACACAGTAAGGCTCGCCGCACCAAACGCTGGCGTAAGTTCAACCAGCAGATGTCTGAGTTGGAGAAGGTCAATCGTGGTCCTTACATGCTTGCAGCGGCCCCAGATGAACGCGGTGCTTTTGACGACTACCCCGATTCTTTGGCTATTGCTTGCTCTCTCACCGTTGCAGACGTGATGCCGACAGTCAGTGTTTACGAAAATCCGTTCTTTGAATAACGCCTAAAACGGGATACCTGAGAAATACGTAGTGGTACTATGGCTTCCATACGAACCCCTATGGAGGAGTTACTTATGGACATGAACCCGACTGTCGCCCCTCAGAATCCTTATCCTGAGGCAATGCGTAACGTCTTTGAGCGTACTATGGCCCCGAGCATCCCCGGCAACCGTGGACCTCTTCGTTTTGAAGAAGGCGTTGCTACCGAGACGGATGTGACGTACGACTTCGGTCAGGGTGCATACATGGACACCGCTCCTGCCCCGACCCGCATGAATCACCCGAACGCTGGTGCGCTGTACAAGCCAGCAGAGCAGACGATGCGTGAGCGTGCTCACGTTGGCTCGGCTGCGTGGATTGAGGCACCCGGCGTGCTCTCAGACTTCGTGACCGGCGCTACCGCTGGCGACGGCGTCCCCACCTTTGAGATGGCTCAGAATTCGGGTATGCACATGAACCGCCCGAATCCAGTCCGCGTCGACGGCTGATGGAAGGCGGCGCACCAGCCGCCCCATCCGGTGGAGATGTCGCTGCATCAGGAGATGCAGTAGGAACTGATGTCGCCGTAGATGGCGTGGGTGAGCACCTAACGGGTACCGAGCAAATACCGCTCCCCGTTGCTCCCTACGCCATC